TAGCTTTTGATATAGCAAATGCAAATGTTAAGGGTGATAGAAAACTAGAAGTAAGAAAAGAAGTTGATAGAGCCTCTGACCAAAATGTTTTAAAACTACCTTTAAAAGATAGATTAGATAAAGAAGTTCAAGCTTATTTTCAAGGAACTGGATATAAAGAATCAGTCTTAGCAAAGAAGTGGATAGATGAAAATCTAAGTAAAGCAGTAAAAGAAAACCTACAGTCAAAAATAGATAAGATACAAGCAACTCTTAAAGCAAAGGAATCTAATAGTGCAGACTTCTATATAAACCAAACTTTACAAGGAGAAGTAAAAGTAGATGAAACAACTCAAAGTTATATGGATGGTCTTACTATTACAGAAAGAAGTAAGCTAACAAAAGAGAATAAGAGAAAAGGAGTATTTGATGCTGACTTGTTAAAGTTAGAAAATGATTCAGTTTCTCAAATGGAGATGCCACTCCACCCAATGGTGATGAACTTGTTAAAGTCTAATCAGCTACAATACGCTCTAAAAGTTTTGGCTAATACAACAAAAAATCCTCTAATAGCAAGAATCGCTAGTCGTTTTGCAGGTATTGTAGATCCAGACATAGAAATTATAATTATGGAAGATACAAAACTAAAAGAGTTTATAGTAAGCCGTAATAAAACACAGATTGACTTATCTAAGTATGGGAAGATACGTGGAGCTTATAATGCAAAAGAAAAAACTATAAGACTAGCAAGAGAAGGTGGTGCAAACCCACACACCTTATTGCACGAAGTCGCTCATGCCCTAACAAAACAACAGCTCCGTAAACCAGGCGACCCTGTAACAAAACAGCTTAACAAGTTATACAAAAGTGTAAAAGGAAGACTAAGTTCTTACTACGGTTCAGAAACTATAGATGAGTTTGTTGCAGAAGCATTTACCAACGAACAGTTTAGACAAGAACTTGCCATGTTAGAAGTTCCGAAAGCTGATATGACTGTGCTTCAAAAACTACAAGAGATAATAGGTAATTTTATTAGAAAGATAGTAGGCTTACCTCAAATTAAAAGTCAGAAGATTGATGCTTTAACAAAAACCGATCAATTAATAAACGGTTTACTTGCACCTCAAGGCGAGTCCAGAGATGCTATGGATATGTTGATGGCTTCTAGATTTCCAGAAACTTTGAGAAAAAAAGCAGAGAATATATATAAGGAAGCAGATAAAACTATACTAACTAAAGAGTACAGAAAGAACTTTGTGTCTGACGTATTAGATTCTTTTAAGTTCAACGTAATTTTTAAGAGTGCAGAAAAAATTAGATATTTCTTAGGGTTCTTACCCTCTCTTGGGGTTTCTGATATAGCAGAAGGGTTAGGTATAACAGACCCATATAAAATGCACAGACTTATGATAAAGATGGAAGGTCTTATTGGTGAAAGATTAAGACAGATTGATGGTCTTGTAGAATTTATAAAAAATAAAATACCAGATCTTAAACGAATGGATATATTTAATGACCTTGCATTTGGAGCATCTCTTGCTGGAGTAAATCCGACTCTAGCTTATAACCAAGCATTAGGTAGATATGGAGAGATGAAGGTAGATAGTGCTACTGGTAAAGTTACTTTTGATCCAAACACAGATAAAATGAAAGATTGGAGAAAGTTTAAGAATAAATATGATGCTCTTAATTCTGCTGAAAAAGAAGTTTATAATGAAATATTAAAAACTAACGCTAAATTATTTGATGAGCTTAAAAAATCTGCCGAAGGCAAGATAGATAACGTTCCAGATGAACAGTTAAGTAAAGAAGAAAAGAAAAGTATAAAACAAATACTATTTAAAAAGATATTCGATAAGGCAGATATTGACCCCTATATACCTTTTACAAGGCAAGGAGATTATTGGTTAAGTTTTAATGCTTTCGACCCAGAAACAAATACAACAGAAAGGGTTGTTCTAGCTTTTGAAACCGCAGATCAAAGAAGAATAGTTCAACAAAACCTACAAGAAGACAGTGATGTATCAGATATACAAGTATTTGCTAAAGAACAGTTAAATAAAGGGTGGGAAAACCCTCCATCTGGTTCTTTTATGTTTGAAATAGACAAAATATTAAGAAGTAAAAATGTAACTGAAGAAACTAGGAATGAAATATTAAGTTTATATATAGAGTCTTTACCAGAGTCTTCCTTTGCAAAGTCATTCGCTAAAAGAAAAGGCACGATAGGATTTCAACAAGATGTAATATATGCTTTAAAAACAAAGCTATATGACATGTCACGTAACATAGAAAGATTAAAATTTTCTGATGCAATAAGAGATGAGATAAGTAGATTAGAATCCCAAACAAAAACTGGGGAAGGGGCAAAAGCTGAAGTAATTAAAGAATTAGTAGTAAGAGGACAACACGCTCTAAATCCTCCGCCAGATGTTCTTTCAAGACAGGCTAACAGGATAGCCTTTCTATTTACCCTTGGTTTTAATATATCTTCAGCTATCGTTAACCTATCTCAAATACCTCTAATGTTTGTTCCTTATCTAGGTGGTAAGTACGGTTTTACAGATTCAATGAGAATGATATATAGAATGGGTAAATTATACTCTGGCTCTGGGTTTAAAACAAAAATCTTATTACCATCTGGAGATAAATCTGTAGAAACAATGGGTTTTCCTAACATAAGTAACTTTTTTGAGTTAAATAAAAAGGGTGATTATGTCTTAACAGAGAAGTCTAAAAAAGAATTAGACGCAGAAACAAAAGAATTGTTAGAAGAGTTAGCACCAATGGTAAAGGCTGCGACTGAAATGGGGCAGAATAACAGGTCAATATTCTTTGATACACTAGGACTAGACGGCACACAAAGAAAAGAAAGTAATTGGGAAAGATTTAATGTTTTATCCGCTGGAGCATTTCATCAGGTGGAGAGGTTTAACAGACAAGTAGCACTATTTGCTTCTTATAAACTAGAGCTTGATAGATTAAATAGTGATAAGGCTAAACCATCAGAGAAAGCTCTAAGTCTTGAAGAAAAACAAAAACTAGCTGCGGATTATTCTATAAAATCAACTCAAATGATGAATGGTGGTTCATTGTTAGTTACTGCACCTAGATATGCTCAATCAGGTGTTGGTCGTGTTGCTCTCATGTATAAAGGTTTTGGTATACAGATGTACTACACGTTGTTCATGATGGCTAGACAGATGGCTAAGAACATGTTTAAGGGTGATCCAGAACTGTCACGAGAGGCTGCGAAACAGTTGATAGGTGTTATGGGATCTGCATTTCTACTTGCTGGAGTGCAAGGTATGCCATTTATAGGTAGCTATTTATTACTACAAAATATGTTTTTTGATGACGATGAACTTGATGCAGAAACTAGGTGGCGTGGTACTTTGGGCGAACCCCTGTGGAAGGGCCCTCTGGTTGCACTAACAGGTGTAGACGTGTCAGGACGTATTGGATTATCTAACTTACTATTTAGATCTAACCCGTACAGAAATGAATTTAATATTGAGTCGTTTCTGTATGAAACACTAGGAGGGCCAGCTGGCAGCACTGTTAAAGGGTTTATTGATGGTAATAAAGATATTCAGAATGGAGAGTTTTTCAGAGGTGTAGAAAGAATGTCACCTGCATTCGCAAGAAACGTTTTACAAACTGGTAGGTTTGCACAAGAGGGTGCGTTAACTAGAAGAGGAGATGCAATAGTTGATGAGTTTACGTTCTTAGAACTAGCAGGTAAGTTAGTAGGCTTCTCTCCTGCTAGATACACTTATGCTAATGAGGTAAACAGAGCTAGAAAGAATCTAGACAGAGCATTAAATAAGAAGAAATCGACTCTTACTAAACAACTCTACAAGTTTACTACAGCAGGGGATTTTGAAGCTGTAAACGAAGTAAGAAAAAAGATTGTACAATTTAATTTAAAACATCCAGATGTTGCTATAACTCCAGAGAGCATAGAGAGGTCAATGAAAAGACATCAAAGAACTACATCAGAAATGCAAGCTGGAACTTATATAACCCCAAGGAATAATGAATACATTAATACACTGCTAAAGGATATGATTTAAACAATCTTCCCAAGTTAATATCTCTACATTATTAATATAGTGTTTTCTTTTTAATCTTGTGCTTGCTTGCCCACAAGGTATTTTAAATACAATACTTTGTATATCCAATGCAACTAAAGCTAATACATCACAGTGTTGTGTAGTAATAGGTTCTTTTTTACCACCTATAGCAGTTGAAAAGAAATAGAAAGGTGTAGGATTTTTCTGATCGGAACGTGTGTGCAGGTTACTACCTTTTACTTGTACCCTTATTAACTTGTCATTATAAGGTACAACAATATCTATAGTTCCAAGATTTATTATCTTGCAATCATATCCCATCTTCAACAAAGATACTACGCATAGGTGTTCACCTATGTCACCATATTTTAATGCCTCGTTCAAATTATACCTGTACTTAAAAAACCCCCCCTTTGTTAGAGGGGGAGTTAGGAGGGAGAACGACAGTGCGAGGATACTGCCACGCATACTGTAACACATTAATACTTAGTTTGACTACTTTCTTTTGTAAAAAATGTGGTTTCCCACCTGCTTTATCTTTTTTACGTCTGTTAACCAGTAGGGTTGTACACTCTTTCCATGATAATGTGTTGCATTTTTGCCGACTACAGTGACGTTATTTCCATTTATTAGCATCATTCTTGCTAGTCTTTTTGCACTATTAAATACTTTTTTCTCGTGTGGAGTGTCAGAAATGTTGTCACAAGTCCAACTAAACGCACAAGCTTTTTTACCTTTTTGGTATACTACTGCACACACATCATCTGGATAATACTTAGAAGCCACTCTATTTAGTGTAACTTCTGCTACTGCTACTCTACCAGCTATAGGTTCACTACGAGCTTCATGATAGATATTCATAGCTAAACAAATTAATGCACTCTCGATAACCATTTCCTATTTCTCACTCTATGTTTTAACCTAGTAATAGGCATTCTTCTTACGCCTAACCAATGGTTTACAAATCTAAATATATTACCCTGCCACATTACGATACTCTCCATATTCTTACACCAAGCTTGGCATCTTCTATCCTAACGTGTGTCTTCGCTTCCCATTTTTTCTTTTTTATTATTTTATTTAACTGCTCAATAGCTTTCTCAGTATTGATACAAGGGATAAATACCGAGGTATTTGGTTTCATATTATCCCAGTTAACCACTACTCTAACATGATCTGGATCTAAATCAAAGGTCTTCAATACTTTTCGACTCATCTTCTTTCAATACCTTACAATTAACTATAATCACTCTAGTTGCAGGTAACTTCAGATGTGTGCCTTTACTCAATCGCTTTACATTTTCTGTAGCTTTTAACTTATCTTTTAAATCTTGTACAAAGTTACCATAGTTTATTTGGTGTTCACCACACCACTTCTTCAATGGTTTAGGTAATAGATATGCCGTTTGTAAATCAGTTTCATACCTTGCAACTAACTTACCTCTTGGTACTGCTTCTGGTACAACAAGAGAAGATGCGTCACCTTCTCGTAAATCATCTGTGCTTTTTATCCAGAGAACGTTACTCCAATGCTCATGAATATAATCATTTAATACTTCTTCTACAGAAGAACCCATGTCATTTACATAAACAAGATTTTTCTTTAATTGTTCTGTTACCCATTTAAATATATCTTTTGTATCGAACTCTACTAATCCTAACCTTTTAGCTAATATTAGTCCTGCCATAGAACATGAAACTAATGCTGACCAAAATCTATTTTGAGCCGTCAAGCCTACTAATGTGTCAACTTTAACTTGCACACTATGTAATAGTTTCTTTACTTCTTCTTTATTATTTATAATATATTGAATATAAACTTTCCCTGCGTGACCATAATTATTTTGGAGTAGTTTACTAAATGTATCAGTTTCTTCCTTTGATTCAAAAACCGAACTCATATCCTCTACTTTACACTCTAAAATTCTTTGTGCTTCTGCTTTTGGCATTGCTTTTATCATGCTTATCTTTTCCACGATACTTGCGTTTCCTGTGGTTACAGCCAGTAATCTCCAAGCTTCGCCCCTATATCTTTCAGTGTTAGCACCAGAAGTCATACGACCTCTCTGCCTACCACCAGTAAGTCTATATGCCATGTTACTTAATTCTCTTGGATAGGAATTAGTTAACTCATCCATGTACATTGGTAAGTTATGGTATACTTCACCTCTGTTCATCTTGGTGTTAAACGTATCATCTTCATTTAATATCAAGTCTTCTGGTTTACCCCACACAGAAGCTCCCGCTTGCATGGCAGTAGTTTTACCTACTCCTGTTCCTCCATGTAGATGTAATCCTGCACAGTTTATCGGCATGAATTGCATAAGTGGTGAACCAAAAGATGTACCTATTACAAATTGATGTAGTTCAAATCCTTCTCTGCTATAAAAATTTATAGCTTTTTTCCAATCTTCCATTGTTCCTTTTGGTTCAAAAGAGGGAAACAAACCTGCCGTTTGTGATGACGGTGGATTAAACTCTATACTATTTGCACGTAGTTCTTGATTTCCCAAAACAAAAGAGTCACAGTTTTCTGAAGTCCAACCAAACTGCCTATGTGCCTGATCTGCAACATTAGTAGCTTGTAACTCGTTAACCCAAGTAGTAGTGTATTTCATTAATTCCTCCATTCTTGTAATTGCTACGCCCTGCATGGACATATGTTTTCTAAATTCTTCTTTTGAAGTCACAGCAGTTAGTGGTGCTGTAAACTCTCGTACTCCATCTTTAGGTAGATGCAAACGCATCACGATTGCTTCACCTAGTTCTGGGTCTTTTAATCTTCTAACAACATATAAATCATTATGATATATTAACTTGTCTTCTGGATCACCATCTGGATTTGATACCCTAATATATACTCCACCATTTGACCCCCTAAAATAAGGTTGTGGGTACTTAGGTATAACATACTCATTTATTGGATTGTCTGGTAAATCTACTGAAGGAGCTAAAACAACTTCTTCTTCGGCCTCTTTTATTTGTAAACCAAGCACTATAGGACTTTTAATCTTACCCCAATGTGGACAATTAGGACATATATCGGGATTGTATTGGTCAAATGTATTACATAAATAAGGTGCTTTTATTAACTCTAACTTAGCTTGTGTTTGATTTTCAGAGTATTCTGGATAGTCTTTTGATATTATTCTTGATGCAGATTCAGCATCTGTACAGAATCTAGCTATTGATAATCCTGCTCTCCACAGAGGTTCATTTACATCTTTTTGATTCTTTATAATATACTTTAATTGCTCACAACCCTTACCATTTTTTATCTTTATTAGAATGTTCTTAAATACATTCTCCATATTACTATGTAGTTTATCGTTTAACATAGAGGGGTTTTCACCACCTACCGCTAAACCAGGCGACTCTGAACTTACACCTCCTAACATGTTACTGAATGATTCAATACTGAGCTGGGTAGTAAACGTACCTTGGATAATCTCTACATCTAGTGGGTCTTCCTTATAGTTTGTAGTTTCTGGTATTCTCAATACCCTTGCACCGTCTGAAGTTACGGCAGGGTCAGCACGTAGATTATTTTGTTGACATACTTTTTTTAGTCTTTCTGCTACGGGAAACCACTCGCTATATGTAATTGCTTTATCTAATACCCAGTATAAGTGAATACCTCGGCCAGAGTTTACCATTAATGGTTTAGGTAACTTTAGTTTACTGCAAAAATTCTTAGTAGCCTTTAGAGCTTCTATTTGACTTGGGTAATCTTTTGATGCACCACAATCTAAATCCAAGAAAAAGGACTTAATATACTTTATGTTGTTTACTTTTCTAGACCCTGCCTTATCGAAAGTAGATAAAGCAAAGAAGGCATTGTAACCGTTAGCATCAAATTTTCGTGCAGTATCTATTACTTTATCTATAGAATTATAATATTTGGTTATATGCTTATCGCCTTTATAACCCCATACACAATAGTAACCTTCCGCACTTAAAACATTTTGTAAAAATAATTTCGTATCCATTTTCCACCTCTATCATCTACTTCACCAAACTTTACTATATAATTCAATACTAAGTTGGGTAGTAAATGTACCTTTTCAGAAGACACTGTGGCAGGGTATCGCCATACCTTTTCGAGATTAGTTCCGCAGACAGGCAACGCAGAACGAGTTATTGTACGATAATCTCTAGCCACAGTGAAGTAGTCTATAAAGTTCTAGTCATCCCAGTCATCTATAATACTACTTAACTCAGCATCAGACTGTACGGTGGAATTTGGTTTTTTAGGTTCAGTCTTTTTGCTAAGTTTCTTTGGTTCTTCGACTTTTTCCTCAAATACTGTTTCTACTTTGTCAGTTTTTTCAACAACAATAGCATCAAACTCATTCAAGCCAGTATCATTGGAGTCGAAACCTTCTACCTCATCAAACGGTGAGGGTTCTTCCATAGGAATATACTTTACAACTTGTACTGCTCTTAGTCTAAGAGAAACTCCACCTTCACCTCTCATACACCAAGGATAAAAAGATACAAGTATATTAACTGTGCTTCCCGTAGTTAGTTTGAAATCACTATCTAACTTGTTACCTTTAGCATCATAATGTGTTGGCTTTCTTGTAGGGTCAGTGCCGTATGCACCTTTTAATTTAGCTTTACCTACATACACACCTTCTTCTTCTGAAAAAGGTAACTGTAATTTTTCTGGCCAATTCTTTTGTTTCTTAGCTTTATAAGCCGTACTCATTTCTTTATATAAAGCTTTTGCTTGTGCTTCACTCATCTTAAACTGCATAGAATATTCTGCACCATCATCTAAAGCACTACAAGGTACAGATCTATTTTCTGCACTATCAAATTTATATGTAGTGTTTATCTTAGGCCAAAGAGCTTCTACATCTCTTATTTTATAATTTGCACTCATTTGAGTCATGGGTTCTCCTTCCCTTATTTATCATTATCAAGAAGATCAAGTTCATCATCTTCTTCGTCTTCATTTAGTGGTAATCCTAGCTTTTTAGCTAAACTCTTTTGTGCTTCCGAAAGTTTAGGATCTTCTTCATCTATTTCGTCACTGATATTATCCATCATTTGTTCTGGAGTTACATCAATAACATCTTCAGATATGTTTACTTGATTTAGGCACTTATCAAATTCATCTGCTCTAAAACGTAATACATTACCTATTTTGAAGTAGGCATTCTTTTCTATGTACCCCTTTCGTACCCACTCACGTATGGTAGATACAGAAACAGAATAGTGTTCAGCCACTTCGTTTATAGTTAAAACAGGTTTATTCATTCTTAGCCTTTCTTACAGTAATGACATACTCCGTATCAGTATTTAATCCCTCTGGGAGTTTGTCGGGGTTTTCTTCTAAGAACTCTCTTACATGTTTTTGGTTTAGACGTTTATCGAAAAACTCTGGTACTTTATTATCCAATACAAATTTGTACATGGAATCCCAGTCGCTTGTCCAATAACGTGTCTTACTTGATCTGTAAAAAGAACCTTCAGAAGTTCTCGCACTCTCAAGACTGTTAACCTCTGAATATTCGTTGATTGCTTCTTTTATCTTATCCAGTTGGCTCATCAGTTTAGAGTCTTTTTCAGAATACTCTGCTTTTAAAGTAGAGCGTTCATCACGTATTTTAATATACGTCTTTATTAATTTACCAATTTCCATTTAGTTCCTCGCTTCTTATAACTAACATATAGTATCATATAGTATGCTAGTCAAGTATTTCTTTGTATAAATCTATTATTTTTGTGTGGATGTGTATTCTATTGTCTAGAAGCCTGTAGACGTGTTTCTCTGCATTAGAACCTTGTAGCTGGACAACTGTGCATTTGTGGTTTTGTCCACTCCTATGTATACGTGCATTTGCTTGAGCATACGTTTCTAAGCTACTGACTGGGGCCCACCACACGATTGTATTAGCTCGTGTTAACGTGACACCATGAGCAGCCGCTTGGGGTTGAATAATCAGGACTTGTGGGTCGGCATTAGTCTGAAACTCTTTAAATATGTCAGTCCTCTTTTGAGCCGAAACACTACCATCTATTATTTCTGATGTTATTTTATCTTTTGTAAGTGCCTTAGAGAGTATACCGATTACATGTTTAAAGGGTACAAATACTAAAACTTTCTGACTTGACTCATCTATTACTTCTTTAAGAACCTTGTATCTATTCTTTATATCGAACTCGTATGCTTCTCCACTGTCCGTATACACTGCTCCTGCTGATATTTGTAGTAACTTGTTAAGAGCAACTGCTGCATTTACCGCACTAACTTCCTCCCCTGCAATACCCATAACTAAATCGCTTTTTAGTTTGTCGTAATATCTTTTTTGTTGGGTAGTTAGTTCTACTTTTCTTTTGGTATATACCATAGGAGGTAAATCTAAACACTGATCTTTTGTAAATCTGATTGCAGGTTGTAAAGCATTATGTACTATATCAACTGCATTTTCTCTAGGTAGCCATGTAAAGTGTGATACTTTGAACATAACTTGCTCTTTAAATGTACTAAAGAATCTAGGAACAGATGTTGGGTTGACAAGTTTAGCTAACCCATAAGCATCAACTGGACTTTGGGCAGAGGGTGTTCCTGTCATCATCCATAGCCAAGTGTTATCTTGGACTATCTTTTTTAGTTTTTTCCATCTGGTCGTTTGTGCATTTTTATAATGAGTTGCTTCGTCCACAATCACCAGATCAAAATTAGATTGTACCAGATCGTCTACTACTATGGCAATACCATCATAGTTAATAATTACAAATTCTGCACTTGACTTTACAATTTCTTTTCTTTTGTTTGCTTTTCCATGTGCTATAGCAACTGTTCTATGGGGAGCAAACGTAAACAAATCTTCTCTCCATGCACTGTCCATAATAGAAAGAGGACATATAACTAATACTCTTTTTACTAACCCTAAACGCATCAAATAGTCAGATGCCCATATAGCACTAGCAGTCTTTCCCGTGCCTTGCTCATTAAAACAAAATGCTCTTCTTTTCATTGTTAGAAAAGATGCCGTTTTCTTCTGGTGTTCAAATGGAGTCTTGCCAGGGAACTCATACTCTTTCAGTATAGGTGATGGCACGTTAATATTTAAAGCGTTCAATATCATTGATTCTTTTAAACCCCAGTTAACCATTATCTTGTTATCCTCAAGCTCTTCGCTACTTGGGATGTACTTGGTTACTCGTTTAGGGTCACGTAGTCGTAACAACAAACTCTTGTTGTCTATTATCTGCATTTAGTTCTCCCTTATTTTTTTGGCTTTTTGCCGTTTCTACTCCTATTCTTTGAAGCACTTTCCAACCTCGTGCCATCCTTGTTAGAGCCTCCTCGACTTAACATCTTATTGTGCGATACATCTTTACCTTTACGGCTTACACCTTTTTTGTCGTATGC